CCAGCTCCTCAGGAGGCGCCCGCGCCGGAACCCGTGCCGATCTGCCGGTCCGAGCTGGTACAGGGCGCCGCCGTTCGTGCACCGGATCTCGAGGTCGTCGCCCCGCAGCGCGAGGCGCCGGCCGTCTGCCGTCGCCACCACGTCCCGGTGGATCAGGATGGCGGGGAACCACGGGGACGTCACCTCGAACGACCCGTCCTCGTGGACCGCGAACGTCAGGCTCGGTCGCTCGAGGCCGATCACCGCTTGGCCTCGGGGACGACGCCAAGCCGGCTCCGGAGACCTGGCGCCGCCCCGCTGCCCCGCTCGGGCTCTCGCCTCCGCGGAGTCCTCGTCATTTCTTGCCCTTTGCGGGCATTAGTTCGACGTCTCGTAGTCGATCTGCACGGCCGAGCGCGCCGACACCGAGCAGGTCGAGAGGTTCTGCTTGACCAGCACATCGGTCCCAGCGGCAAGCGCCGCCTGCGTGATCGAGCCCCCCGCCGTCCGGACACCACGCGCGATCGCGGTGCTGGCGGCCTTGAGCCCGATGTCCCCGATACAGGTCCCGGCGTTCCCGTAGAGCGTCAGGTTGTCGCACGTCGCGTTCTGCCAGGCCCCGAGCGTGACGTGCGCGATGCGCGTCACGTTGACGTTGACGCCTGGCCGCCACCCCACGACCGCGGTCGTGCCGGCCGCCGCGACGCCCGCCGCCTCGGTCGAGGTCGCGGCCTCGCAGAACAGCAGGACCGAGCGGCTCCGGAGGTTCGCGGTCGCCTTCTCGCTCGACACGACCCCATCCCCGATGTCGCAGGCCGCGACGTCCTGGCTGACCGCCCCCTCGCTCTTCAGGACCGGCCGCGCTCCGTGGTTCCACCACCCCGCGTACGCCATCGCTCTCCCCCTACGCCGACGCCCAGGCCGAGACCCCGACGAGCGGCTGCGCCGCCGCGTCGGCGGTCGACGTGGTCTTCAGACTGACGCCCCAGGCGTTAAGGCCGACGAACACCTCGACGGCCGCGCACGCCAGGAACGCGCACTTCGTGGTGGCGGCGCACCCCTGGAGATCGTAGAACAGGCGCGGGCCGCACGAGTTGTAGAGCCGAACCCCGGCCGACATGAAGCCGAAGCTCAGGTACGAGGCCGGTGCGTCCCCGCACGTCGCCATGTAGTGGGCCGTCGAGTACCCCATCGACTCAGGCATCGCCTACTCCCCCCTGCGTCGGGTTCCGGGCTCCAGGAGCGGGGCGCCCCGCACCTCGAGCGGCGGCCCGCCCGGCTGCTCGACCCGCGCCCCCACCACCAGGATCCCGTGGGCCCGCCCGTACTCGACCGTCGCGCCCGCGGCCTCGACCGCCAGCGTGTCGGTCGGGGCCTCGAGCTCGATCACGACCCTGAACGTCCGCGGCCCCGCGCTGCTAGCCATCGTGCCCCTCCGCCCCGAAATGCGGGCAACTGTACGCTGCGCTCTGATGCCCCGAAATGCGGGCGCTGATCACGTGTCCTCATTTAGGCGCACCGTCCCGCCTTTTGACCGCAGGTCCATGACCTGTTGCCAATATGACGATTCCTGGAGCGCCCCGTCGATCGTCTGGAGCTCGGCGATCAGGGCGTTGCGCCGCGTCGTGAGGGCCTCGGCCCGCTTCCGGAGCTCCGTCATCCGCAGGAGCCCGCCGTTCGGCTCCGTCTCGTACCCGTAGCGCCAGCGCTGCTTCAGGAGCGCGCACTGCTCCGGGAGCCGGACCGTGACGCCGCGCGCGTGCGCGATGCCTAGCAGGTACTCGACGCACGACTTCTGCCAGTCGTACTCGGTCCCCACGATGAGGTCGATCCCGAAAATCCCGAGCTCTCGCACCCCGTAGCGGCCCGCCAGCCAACGGCGAAGCGCCGCGGGGTCCAGGAGGATCCGACGAGCCGCGTCCGTATCGACCCCACCGCGCCCGTTATGCGGGAAGGTGTCGTCGACGACTCCCAGCACAACACGCCCTTCCGCCCCCGGTTCCGGGATCGGGGTCCCGGGCTCGCCCGCCGCGCGGCGCCCCAACTCCTCGACCTCGGCGTCGACCTGCCGGTCGAACTCGTAGATCGCGGCCGCCACCATGAAGGCGACCGTGGAGGTGAAGTAGTCGACCCCCGCCACGCGCTCGATCACGCGCGCGAGCGGGTAACAGACGCTGCCGGGGATCTCCTGGATCCGCTCGGACATGTAGATCGGACCGTCGAACTCCGTCAGCCACCCGACGTGGTCGGTCCCGGGGACGTTGTCTTCCCTGAAATTCTTGTGGATGTCGAAGTGCCGGTCCACGCGCGGGATGTGGCGGTAGAGCTGATTCAGGGCCCAGATCGACCAGCCGGGGTCGTCGAACGGCGCAAGGTTGCGGCTCGAGGCCGCGAACCCGCAGATCGCGATCTTCTGACGCTGCGACCCGTCCGGCGCCGTCTCCTCGACGATCGCCTGGTCGTTGTCCAGGACCCGCAGCTTACCGCGCGCGGGGTGGTTCTTGTCGGCGCCGGTAGAGCCCGGCGCCTGCTCGGCGAACGTCTTGTGGCTGCTCATATCGTCTGTACCCTCCGTCGAAGTGACTCGTGGAGCCGGGTCAAGTGCGCCCTCTGCCTCTCGCTTAACGGCATACCGCGGCGCTGTCGGTTTGCCTCAGCCACGGCTGGGTTCTTGCGCCCCCGCTGCGCGGCTGCTATGTTCTCTCTCGCCTCTGCGCTAAGGTGCTTTTTCGCTCTGCGCATTTTCTCGCGAGCTTCTACGGATATCGCATGTCCGATCAACGCTTTGCTAATCTTCAACCGCTGTTCTGGGCCGATGACTTGGATTCGATCGGGAAACCTGCGCCCCGCCAGAGGGGAGGACTTCCCTTTCAGGGCAGCGCTCAGTGAGGCTCGGTGCTCCGCGCTGAGCGGCATACCCTTCTTTGCAGCGCTCACACGCGCTGCGACTGCCGGATCGAACATCGGACACCGCGCCGATTTCGAAGAATTCAGCACCGACTCGAACGAGTCGAGCCACACCTGCTCGCGGATCGGGAGGTCCTCGAGGTGGCAGCACTCCAGGACGACGAAGACGAAGGCCTCAGGCCCCTCGGCGCGCCACGCCTCCTGCAATGCCGTTGCGTGGTGCCTCCCGGCCGAGAGGTCGCCCGCGTGGGCGCCCCAGCGCCGGAAGACGTCCCTGGAGCTCCCTACGTACGCCCGCCCACTCGCGCGGTGGACAATCGCGTAGACGCCGCAGATCTGCGAAGACATACGGTCGGAGCCTCCTCGATGTCTCCTGGGTTCACTGCCCGCGCCGGCCTTTCTTGGCCGGAGCCTCCGTCACCATCTTGTGGGCGGGTGGCCCCTCGACGAGGGGCGGCATCCGCGCCACCCCGCGCTCGACGAGTGCCCGCGCCATCCAGTCCTCGAACGACGCCGTCTCGCCCGGGTGCCAGAGGGCCCCGGACTGCGGGTCCGTCAGGCGCCGCAGGAGGACGACCTCCGTCACGCCGCCCTCGGGCCTGGCGGCTTCGATATGCCGACGAGCGGGCCCCCTCTCGGGAACCCGCTCGCCCTCACTGAGTCGGACATGCTACGTCGCGCAGCCGGTCGTGACCAGGATGCGCTTGCTCGGCAGGCCGGGCTGCGCCTCGCCGGGCTCGCCGAAGATCGCGGCCGCCGACATGTGGAAGCCGCCGCCAGCGCACCCCGTGGTCTCGAACTGCGTGCGGATCGCGACCTTGATGAACCGCTTGGCACCCGTGAGGTCGAAGACCGGCCCGGGGCCCGCGTACAGGACGATGCCCGTCGAGCTGGTGCCCGCGACCGCGCTCTGGCCCGAGGCCGTCGAGGTCGTGGTGCTGGTCAGGCCCCCGAGCCCGATCTCGGTCGTGAGACCCACATCTTGCTGGATGACCGAGTGCATGGTGTTGGCCGTGCTGGTGGCGGTGGTCTGGCGCCACAGCCCCTGACCGACCAGCCAATCGCCGGTCGAGTAGGCGGCGAACGTCCCGCCCGACGCGCTGGCGTGCATGATGCCCGCGCTCAGGGTGCCGACCAGGATGTCGCCCGCGCCCGCGCCCGTGCTGCCGTGGTGCCCGTAGATGACGGGCGCTACCAACAGGGAGTTGAACTGCTTCGGCAGCCCCAGGCGGTCGATCACGAAGCCAGGGAAGAACTCCGAGCTCCCGATCGCGCTGGTGGCGCCGTCCGTGTAGCACGTGAAGCCCGTCACCGTGCAGCTGTTGAACCTGACGTTGTGCGCCAGGGCCGGCACGACCATGAGCTGGCTGACGTCTCGAGTGATCATCTGCTCCCCCTCCGCTCCGTGTTCGTGCCCGGGGCGTCCCCGCCCCGGGCGTTTCGCTCGCTCATCTCAGCTCAGGTCTCTTACACGCTGCCCGGCTGCCAGGCGACCTGCGTCAGGACCGCGACCGCCTTGTCGTGCCGGAGCCCGAGGTCGTGCTCCGCGATCGCCCGCACGACCGTCTGGTCCTGCGAGTACGCGGCGATGACGCTCGAGCCGTCGTGGTAGGCCGCCTCCTGCGAGGCGTCCACGATCAGGTTCATGGCCTCCCCGATCACCACCTGGGCGAAGTCCACCAGGTAGATCTCCGACTTGTTGCTGCTGGTCCCGACGTTGACCGGGACGCCGGTCGTCGCGGCGAACGGGAAGCCGAAGAACCGGCCCGTCGCCATCTCGTCGCGGAAGACCGAGAAGCCGTTGGTGTTCTGGAGCGTCCGGAGGTACATCTCGGTGCGCGGCGCCCAGACCCAGCCGGGCGCGATCATCGGGATGTTGGCCTCCAGGAGCTTGAGGATCAGGTTCCCGATGTCCGAGAACGTGTTCGCCACCGACGCGGTGCCGTTCGCCGACAAGATGTTGTCGGCGTGCGCCCAGTACCGGAGGCCGCGCGGCGTCGACTGTGTGCCGTCGTCCCGGATGAAGGCCGCGTCCTCGCGGACCCGCATGGCGTTCACGACGTCGTCCCGCACCATCGCGTCGGCGCCGGGGCTCGAGTACCGGAGCAGGTCGTTCGACATCGGGACCAGCGTGACCAGCTTCTTGAACGTCAGCGTGAGCTGGCCCGTGCTGGGCTCGCTCTTCGTGGCGTTCGTGTTCTCCCCGACGTAGTAGGCCGTCGCCCCGCCGCTCAGCTTCGGGATCTTGAGCGTGCCGGTCGGGAGCGGGATCGTCCGGGCGTTCAGCCGCCGGATGACGGCGCGCGCCCGCAGGAACTCGATGACCTCCTGGCTGAACTGCGTCGGCACCAGGAAACCGCCCGCCGTGGCGTCGCCCGCCGCGAGCGCCTTCTCGCGGGCCTCGCTCCACTTCTCGGCGAGGTCGGGGCGGCCCCACATCTTGAGGATCCCGATCGCGCCGTCCACGCCCGCGCCCCGCATCTTGGAGGCCGCGGTGGCGCGCACGCAGGTGGCGAAGTCCAGGCCCTTTTCCTCGAACGGCCGCTCGCGCGCCGGCTCCCGCTGCCCGGCCCCCGCGAGGCGGCTCACGAGGTCGGTCTGCTGCGCGCGGATCGGGTCCACCTGCAGC